GTCAGCAGGCAATTACCCGAAAAGCAGTTTGACAAATAGCAGAATTAATACTTAGACTCCGCGTATGAACAGAAAAGCCCCCGAATTGCATCTAATAGATGGAACGCACAAACGAGCCGTGATCCAAGCGGCTCCAATCCCCGATCAACTCAAGAAAAGAATTCCGCAAGCCGAGTGGATGGACAACTACGACGCTTGGAACAAAGCGCAATTCATAGACGAGACTTCTCAGTTTCTTTATGAAGTCTACGGCATCGGGAACAATCAGGACAAACACGCTCTGGCGATGTTGGCAGACCACATTGATACTTATATAAAATGCACTAAAGGCATTTCAGCTAACGGCGTAATTATCAAGTTCGACAACTCAGCAGTCGGCGCAAATCCTTATATCAATATCCGCAACAAAACTATGACGCTTATCATTCAGCTAATGAATGAACTAGGCTTGACCCCTCGCGGTCGCTTGGCATCAGGTAAGGTCGAGTCGGAAAGTGAAGTGGCTATCTTTATGCGAGGCCCAGAAGGTTGAGTTGGGAAGATGGTGTCCTCTATGCGAAGGCGGTGGCGCGGGGTGATGTAAGCGTATGCACAGAGATACGACTCTCCTGTCAGCGGTTCCTTAATCAGTACGAAAACCAAGAATGGGAATGGGAGTTCGATGCTCGTTATGTCGAACACGTTTTAGGATTCGCGTCTCGTCTTGTTCATACCAAAGGCCCACTAGCGGGGCAACCAATTGTTCTCGCGCCATTTCAAGAACTTCTGATCTGCGCGGTCTACGGCTTTCGGAAGAAGGGCGATAGAAAAAAGCGAATGGTAACGGATGTAATACTATTCATACCACGCAAGTCTGGGAAGTCTACCCTCACCGCAGTGATCGCACTTTATGAACTGGTTTGTGGGGAAAAGGGTTCTGAGGTCTTTACTGTCGCAACCAATAGAGAGCAAGCTACAATCGTTTTTGATGCAGCCAAAGGCTTCATAGAGAGTATGGAGAACCCTCTAATGGCTAATCAGTTCGTGGTGAGCAAGTATGAGATAAAAAGAAAGGGCGATACGCAGTCAATGTTCAAAGCATTATCCCGCGATACCAAAAAGACGGGCGACGGGAAAAATCCTTCATGCGTTATCGTAGATGAAGCCGCGCAGGTACTCGACCGAAATACTATCGAAGTATTACATTCTGGGATGGTGGCAAGAAAAAACCCATTGCGGATATATATTACAACAGCATCATTCACGAAAGACACAAAGTTCCACGAGGACTTGGTGATGTACAAGTCGATGCTGCACGGTGACGCTGTAGATAACCCACGATGGTTTGGGTTGCTCTACGGCCTAGACCTGCAAGATGACTGGCACGATCCGGCAACTTGGGGGAAGGCTAACCCGATGCACGGCGTATCAGTATTTGAAGAAGCGATCAAACAACGAGCCGAAGAAGCAAGCCACAAACCAGCGGCACTCAATGAGTTCCTATGCAAGACGCTGAATGTCTTTGTATCTGCCAACACCGCGTGGATCGACCGACAACATTGGGATGACCCGATATGTATTAAAGAACCCAGACCAGAACCCGAAGCGGTCTTTATGGGATTCGATCTTGCAGCTACGCGAGATCTGAACGCGGTCTGCACTTTGAAGCGATACGGGGAATCAGACTTCGACGCGGAGTGGAAGTTCTTTTTGCCGGAAGCGGGTCTAGCCCTAATACCTAACCACTATCAAGATATATTTAGAATTGCTATTGCCAGCGGGATATTGCAAATTACTGAAGGGAACGTGATGGACGATAGAGAAATCTCCGACTACATTAAATCGCAGTGTGAGATATATGATGTGAAAGAGGTAGGCTATGATGCTTATAATGCCGCTTCAATTGTAGCTAGGCTGCATGATGCTGGCGTACCAGTGAAGAAGGTAGGACAGGGGATGGGCGTATTAAATAACCCGTCTAAGTTCATTGAAAAGATGATTATGAGCAAACAGATAACTCATAGAGGGAATCCTTTTGTCGGATGGCAGCTAGGGAACTGTGAAGTTTACACGGACGTTAATTCAAATATAAAAGTAAGGAAAAACGAGGCTGACAAATCGGCGAAGGTAGATGGTATCATCGCGTTAATTATTGCGGCGCATTGTGCATTAGATAATCCTTTCGTCTCAAATAGCTTCGGTTTCAGAAGTTTTTGAGATAAGATCAAGAAAATTTGTGGGGGTTTCGATGGGAATACTAGACATTTTTAAGAGTAAGGCCACGCTACAAAAGGAAGCTAATACAGTTCTGGGACAATTACAATTAGGGAATCAGGTTGTCTACGCCACAACAGGTCAGCAGTCCACCTCCTCGCAACTACTTTATGTAACAACTTCCAGTACTACCGTAGCAGGTCGCGTTATAGACGTTTCCGCACTGACGCGGAACTCTACTGTTATGTCATGCGTTGGGGTTAAGGCTCGGTCGCTGGCCCAATGCTCTCTGGCGGTAATGTCTAAGAATGATGACGGCACTTTTACCAATGCTCTCACTGATCCGAAGATAGGCAATAGAGAGAAGGCTAAAGCGAAACAAGTTCTAGCATTGCTAACGAACCCTAATAATTTTCAGAGTCAGTACGAGTTCTGGTATCAGTGGTGTATGTGGCAAGACATAAGCGGCGAGTCGTTCACGCTATGGTGGAGAAAAGACCAGAAGGATTCTTTATCGACCCCGCTTGAGATGTATATGCTGGATTCGACCCTCATCACGGTTATTCTGAATCCTACGCGCTACCCTTCATACCGTCTGTCAACTCCGAGCTACGGCTTCAGCAAAGATCAGCCGCTAGAATCTCATCAAGTGATGCACATTAAGGAAGCACCGTGGCAGGGATCGTCAGGCTTTAACAAGGGCATCCTAGCGACCGAGTTAGTCGCACTCGATCAGGATATAGACGTTTACGCTAACTTCATTATGCAGAATGGCGCAAAGCCCTCCGGCATATTTACTACCGATCAAGTTATCCCAGACGCAAAGTATAAAGAAGTAGCAAGCCGCCTTAAAGAGACTTGGAACGCAATGACTGGAAGCAGGAATTCAGACTTGAGCAAAGCAGGTCAGGGGATGCTATTAGATCAGGGGATGCAATATACCCCGGTTGATATGTTAACTCTGCAAGACGCTCAGACTGCCGAATTAAAGATTCAGACTATGAAGCGGATATGCGGTCTATTCGGTGTCCCGCCACAAATGCTAGGGGTGTCAGACGGAAAGTTCAATAATACCCAGACGCTACTAGATGAGTTCTACAAGACTACTATGTATCCGATGATTATCAACATAGAGCAAAAGTTAAAGCAGCATCTATTAAAGGGCTACCCTAACCTCTCGATCAGATTCGATACAAAAGACTTTTTGAAGGGTGCAGCCCTAGACCAAATGAATTTTGTGGTAGCTGGTGTCTCTAATGGCATATTCACCCCGAACGAAGCTAGAGAATATTTAAATATGGATATGGTCGCTGGTGGAGATCAGTTAACACAGAACGCAAGTGGTGGTATGATAGATGGAACAAGCCCACAAGATACAGGTGGCGGAGGCGGGAATCAAACGAGTAAAATGAACATAGGAAAAACATGAGCATCCTCGATACGATACTAGGTTTTTTTGCTAAACAAGTAAGGAAGTCGGATGTAGTTATTCCGGCGGTTACTCTTGAGAAGCCACATACAATAAAAGATAATAATCAATCTATAAATAATGGGGCGGTCAATGAAAAATCTGATGCTAGTTTGCGAAGCGAAACTAAGCCTAGACGAAAGCGAGTTAAGCAGCAATAGAGGCTCTATAGAGGCTCGTGCTACCACTTGGGGTGCGAGAGAAGGGCTAGACGGTCGGCGATTTAATTATCAGCCGGAAGGCTTTGCTCAATGGGCAGACGAATTCTCCAAAGCGGATAAGCCGCTCCCTATGTTCCTAAACCATAACGATAGCGGTATGCCTGTCGGTCAGTGGAACGAATTTTCTTTTGACGAAGAAGGCATGACAGCTAAAGGGCAAATCTACATGAATACTGTAGGCGGCTCTGATCTTCATTCTGTATTAAAAGAATCTCCCAATATGTTTGGCGGTGTCAGTGTCGGCGCGTTCGCTGAAGAAGCAGCGATGGTCGATGAAGAAGGCAACCCTACCAAAGAGGCTGACGGCTACTTTAGAATTACTAAAGGCGGTCTGCGGGAAGTCTCTGTCGTAATGTATCCCAATAATCCTAATTCAGAAATCAGTAGGCTGGAAGCATTTAATGCTGAAGGACAGCTAATGATTCGAGTAATCGAAAAGACTCTGCGGGAAGCAGGGTTAACGCGAAAAGATGCGACCACCGCATCTATGGTATTCAAGAAAATAGTGGATGCGCGGGAAGCCACCCATAAAAATCTTGACACTCAACCAACTCAGGGGGAGCCTGATGCGGTGGCAACAAAGCAAGCCGACGAAATTCTTAAAGCCCTAAAAGAGCGAGAATTGCTGAAGGCATTATCCCAACGCCTTAAATAAAGGAAATTAAAATGAACGAAGTTATTGAGAAGCTAGACCATATCGAAGCAGCTAACACCGCCAAGATCGAAGAAATCAAGAGCGAAGTAAATGTATCTCTGGAAGCTGTACGCGCCGAGGTCGATGAGAAAGTCGCAGCCCTAGAAGCTAAGGTTGCATCTATTCAAATCCCTTCAATCATTCAGCCTAAAGCTAAGACCGTCTCGCAAGATGTGAACCGCAGAGTTAAGGAACAACTGAGCGACTTCACGAAGTCTAGTAGCCGGATGGAAAAAGAAATTAGCCTGTTCGAGAGCGATTCCCAGTATGACGCTTTCTTAAAAGAAGCCGCTGGCCTACAGGGTTCTGGCGCGGGTGTCGGCGGTCGTACTGCCTATGATCCTGTATTCGTTGCATTGCGTTTGGCTAATCCTATGCGCGGCGTATCACGCACCGTTGCAACTGATGGTTCTACCTATCAATTCCGCGCCAAAATTGGCAACACTGGTCCAGCTTGGGGCTATCCTATCCAGAACAACGGATCGGCTACCACAGTCGCAACCAATATCTGGCAACTAACTTTGCAAGATATTAATGTTCAGTTCCCATTGCGTACCGCTGCACTGGACGACATTGATGGTTTGGAAAGCAACGTAGTCTCAGATATGTTGGTCGAGTTCAGTGAGCAAGAAGGCATCTCAATGATTCAGAACGACGATCAGAGTTCCGATGCTGGCGTAATCGCTGCTACTGGTGGTATCAATGGTCTACGCGGCTTGAATCAGTACGCTGGTGGTAACGGTGCCTACGCTCCGGGTGTAACCACTACGGCTGCATACGGAACAAGCGGAACAGGCTCTAGCAGTGGATTGTCTAGCATCGCTACCTACGATCAGTTGGTAACGAATGGCAACGCCGCTGGCGCAGCAAACATCCAGTACAAGGACGTTATTAACTTCATTTATGCTTTGCCACAACAGTATTGGACTACCTCTGCACGTTTCGTCATCAATCCAATCTTGCTTTCACAGATTCGCGGATTGACCGATGACAACGGCACGCCAGTATTCGAGCGTATGAGTCCTCTGGAAACAGATGGAATCGTAGGTCGCTTGTGTGGATTTGATGTTGTTGTAAACAAGTATCTGGATACCCCTAGCTACGCTGGCGTAAACAAAAATAACCTTTACCCAATGTATTTTGGTGACTGGTCACGCGGGCATACCATCGTCGATCGTTTGAATATGGTTCTTCGTAGGTACGATCAGACTCTTCCCGGATTTATTACTTTCTTTGGCGAGAAGCGTCTATGTACCAGCGTCGTTGATCCTTTCAGCATTATCCGTTACCGTTCAACCTATACGGCTAACGACTAAGAAAACGCGGGGGAGAAATCCCCCGTCTTTCCAATTTAAAGGAAACTCACATGAGCCTAATTCTCGAAGCAGTAAAAACAGCATTGTCCGAGGGTCGGGCTGATGTTAGTTTGAAGGAAGCAGCCGGACTTACGGGTTCTGGTACTGGTGTCGGTGGTCGCGTTATTTACGATCAAGCCTTTGCGCCATTGCGATACGGAAACCCCTTTCGTATGTGTGGCGTTCGCGAAATAACCACTATCGGTTCTGATGAAGCCTTCGTAGTCAAGACAGGTAACGCTACAGTAATCCAAACCAGCACCACGAACCCGTGGGGCTACAGCGTAAAGAATGATGTAGGCAACTACGCCACATCTTTCTGGCAAGTCTCTGTTAAATCTATTAATGCAGTCGTGCCTATACGGACGGCAATTATGTCTGACATTAACGGACTTGATGAAAGCATTGTCTCAGATATAGCCTTAGAATTCGCACAGCAAGAGGCTTTGTCGATGATGTTAAACAACGATCAAGCTAGCGGAGCATCAACGCCACAAACAGGGCAAGCGGATGGACTCAGAGGGTTAAATTTCTACGATGGTAGTACATCGGCAGCATCTTTCGGTACTAGTGGATCAGCAACTACTAACGGTCGGCACACGATGCTACAAACAGCCGCAGCGTCTAAGACTGTTGTTACTTACAACGACCTTACCGCTCTAGCTTCTGCACTTCCTTCTCAGTATTGGATGAGTCCGTGTACAGCGTGGATGATGCACCCGAACACAATCCAATTGTTTAGGCAATTAAAAGACACCGCTGGATTCCCAGTTCTATTTGAATCAGGTGATGATGATGGTGGTTCCGTATGTAGCATCTTTGGATTCCCAGTTATCCCAAATCCTTATATGAACCAATACGGGGCATCTACGGCACCTATTTATCTGGCTGCTTGGGATTGCTTCATGACCATTGCCGATAACGAGATGATGAGTATTCAACGTCTTGAGCAGTATCAGCCCGGATTTATTTCTCTGTATGCAGAGAAGCGGGTATGCTCAACCATTCGTGATGTATTTGCTGGTGTGCGCGCAGTCTGTCCAGCATAGGGAGTGAACTATGCCAGTCGAAAATATGACGCTATCGGAGTTTTTCGGGTCAAACCGAAATCCGTATAACTATGCGAAAGTAGAACAAATAGCGCGGGACACGGTAACGCAATGGCTCTCGCTTGAGGAAATAACGCAGCAGTTAAACCTATTTCAAGACGAATCTCAGGATGCTTATCTCGAAAGCATCGAACTAGCAACTCGATTTGCCATTGAAGATTATTTAGGGATGGCTATCTTCAGCACGCAGTTCAGAGTGTATTACGGCAATTCTGGCGTCTATGGTTCTGCACTTTATCTCGACTTGCCAGAAGTATCAATTGGATCGGCAGGTGTAACGCTGAACTCGGTGGTCTATTACGGAGTGGAAAGTAATGCACCAATTACTCTGGCAGCGGGTAACTATTTCTACGATCAGACAGGGAATAGAGTTGTGGTATCAGCAATACCGACCACGCTTAATCAGACCTTTGCTAATCCGATCATAGTCACATACACGCAAAACGCTAACCCTATTGCGAATTATCCTGTCGTTAAACAGGCTGGATTAATGCTGCTTACGCACATCTATAACAACAGAAGCGCGACTAGCAGCGGGGCGATGAATACAACTCAAATGATTAGTTGGGGCGTGGATACTTTGCTAAGACCTTACAAACCTCTGGTTATGTAATGACTATAGTTCGCTATGAGAACCTTACGATTAATAACGTCACCAACGGGGTTGATACCGTTGGGGAATACACGACCACGACTACTCCGTGGTTCGAGACGCGAGGGCTTGTGGCTGACGTAGCTAATTCATTACGGATAAGCGAGAGATATAGAGTCTATCAAGACTTAGTAAAGATCACGGTTAATTACACTCCGAATAATAAGGAGATCGTAGATAACCAGAATTTGTTTAGCATTACTTGGCGCGGATTTGATTGGAGAATTACGGACATTAGGGAATCGAATGATCGGATGAAGGTGACTTATATCTGCTATCGCAACGACCCGGAGACACCTGTATGACAACCCAGAATAATCCGTATGTGTACGCCCAAGCTATACAGTATCAACTTGCCGCAATTGTTGATCCTGTTCCAGTCTATGCAAACTTTAATCGGAACTGGGCAACAGAAGAAAAGTTCATAACGTGGCAACTGCGGAACGTCCATCAGCCCGTGTACACAGGACAGACTCAGGATAATAAAGGTATCGACACCCCGATCTTTCAGACCTCGATATTTTGCAAAGCTATGACAGACGCTTTTAGTCTGGGCAATACGATACTGCAAGAATTGCACGGCTACTCGGGATTATTCGGTAGTCTAGCAGAAGGATTTTTCATTGCTAAAGCTGACGTACATTGGTTATACAATACCTATGATAACGAGTTAGGCATGAATCAAATTATACTAGATGTAAAAATGGACATTCCAACATCATCATAAGACAAAATTTCTTAAATCTTATTCAAAGGAATTATTATGGCACTGATTAATAAAATTTTACCCGGATACACAGCTACTCTCTGGATGCAATCTGCGGCAACTCCAACCCCTTTTTCTATTGCTAATCTTTCAACGTGGACGGGTTGGGTAGAAGAACTCGTAGGAACTTCTGCTGGCGGTGTAGGTTCTACAGGTATGGCGGTTCCTGTCGAGGCTGTACCTGCTTTTGGTTCTGATGATGCTGTAGCAGCTTACTCGGTCGCTGGCGCAAGAACTGGCGCGAAGGTCACGACGCAGAATCAAGTAACTTCATTAACGGTTACTTCTGCTTGGAATCCTGCCGACGTGGCACAATTGCAAATTCGTGAAGATGGATATGGCGGTACAGTTGTTCGCACCTATGTAGTAGCAGTTTATGACGGCACCGATACTGTCGCTTATGCCTTCAATGGTATGGTCGGTGGTTTGAAGTGGGATTTGCAGCCTAACGCTGAAAACAAGTTTGAGTTCACTATCCATCCTATTGGTGGATTGAACTACGGCTGGTCTAACAACACCTAAGAGATGAGCCGCCCTTCGGGGCGGTTCTACAATATATGACAACAAATAATTCGGCAGCACTTCTCGAATACATAATTCATCAGGCTAACTCAGGACAGAAAAACTGGTTCTCTCATCAGCAACAGCGCATAGCTGGAATTCATCTCGCCTATGAGATAGCTAAGAATCACGCCAACACAATGACCCCGGACGAGGTAGCGGATTACGCTGTCCAACTCAATAATGCGATCTATCAAAAACTCGTGGTTAAGGGTGATTAATGGTTAACACTGCTAACACTACGGTTAAATTTATAGGCTTCAAAGAACTAAAAGATGTATTTCAAGAGTTATCGGACAACTTTGGCCCGAAAGATAACCAAGCCATTCTAAGAAAGTCTGTCAGACAGTCTATGACGCCCGTTCTCGCTCAGGCAATAGCATTAGTACCACGAGACACTGGCGCGCTGGCAGCGTCTCTAAGGGTCGAATCTAGGAAGCCTACTGGAAAAGACAAGAGGTCGAAGTATATAAGTGAGACTGATACGGTAATTGGGCTGGTTACAACAGCACCCGGAAAGAAGTTAGCCAAAACAAAATTCACCAATCAAAAAACTGGCGAGAAGCAGATCGGAATTAAAAGTGATATGAGAGCAGCGGCGGTAGAGTTCGGGACAAAGAATATGGTGGGAACTCCATTTCTACGTCCGGCATTAGAAGGAGAGGCGGGAACGGTACTTAATCAATTGGCGGGATTAATAAAACAAAATTTAGATAAATTCAAATCAAAGAAAATATAAAAGGACAAGACATGAATAAGCTAGAGAAGGCATTAGGTTCACAGTTCGTAAAGCATAAAGAAAGCGTAAGGACACGCTCATTCACTATGGGCGGCCATACCTTTAAAGTTAAAGTACCGCTTACAAAAGAATTTGAGGAGATGCAGGTTCGAATGGAGTTGATAGATGATGAAATCATCGACATTTACTACCAAGATCTGATTAAAGATTTAGAAGAAGGCGAGAACTGCCACATTACTGAGGACGATGTTTTAGTAGATGGCAACTCTATGAAGGCGGCTGCAACGAACAAACGAATATTGGAGCAACGTATTACAGAACTATTCCGACTGCTAGTACCAGAAGAAGCAGACTTTGATATGGCTAACATCACCTACCCTATGATAGATGAGTTATTCCCTCTGCCGATTCAGCTACAGGTGATTAAAAACATCAGTGAGACAGTCTCTCCCGGATACGAGGAAGCAAAGGGAAAATAACGGGGTCGGTTCGTAGGCAGGTAAAAGCGATGCTAACTGCAAACGGAACTGATCCTGACAGCATAGACGAAGAACGATTTACCGATATTTGTATTATGTATGCCGACGGGCTTATCGGGAATCGTGGGATGTTAGAAGTGCTAGGATCATTGACTGGCGCGATATATAATTACATGAGGTCTGAAAATCAGACCGCTTTTAAACTACAAGACATCATACCGAAGGCGTATGAATATTTATACCCACCGCTGACGAAGGAACAAAAAGACGCAGCCGCTAATACGGCTTTGCAAAGTTATATGAGATCAGCACCGAACGCACCCAAGAAAATATTTAAGGGGTAAATGATGGGAATGTTAGCAAGACTTGGCGTAGTTCTGGGGCTGGACTCAGCAGAGTTTCAGAAGGGCATCGAGGGTGCTGATCGCAGCCTCGCAAAATTTGCACACAATGCACAGCAAGCCGCGACGATAGCAAGTGCTGCCTTCGTTGCAATGACCTACAAAGCGTTATCTTACGGTGACGCTATCTCTGATACTGCCAAAGCTAATGAAGTCGCTGTAGCCTCTATACTAGCCCTTTCGAAGGGTTTAGAACAAAACGGGGGTAACGCAGACAACGCTGCTAAACTTATATCATCATTTACTGCAAAGGTCGGCGAAGCCGCACAGGGTTCACTAGGCGCACAACAAGCCTTCGGTCGTTTGGGGGTTTCATTAAATGATCTGGCTAAACTTAGCCCCGATAAACTTTTTGACAAGACGCTATATTCTATAGCTGCACTACAAGACCCTATTACTAGAAACGCTACGGCTATGGAGATGTTCGGTCGCGCAGCGAAGGGGGTGGACTTTGTAGGTTTGGCAAGCGGAACCCAAGTGGCGCGGGATAAGTTTAAGGCTTATGCGGCGGCGGTAGAAGAAGCCGGAAGGTTGCATGATGCTTTAAGCGCAAAAGCTGGTCAGACAATGCTGATGTTTACTAACGCGGTTATCCCTACGCTTGGCACGTTGTTCGATCACTGGAATAAAAATACTGCGGCGTCCAAATTCTTTTTTGAGAAATTAGAATGGTTTGTTAAACACGCGGCGGTTGGAATAAATACGCTGGCATCGGCGGTGGCTCAACTTGCTGATACTCTAGTATTTATGGGGTCATCTTTAGCAAAAGTATTGGCGGGAGATTTTAAAGGTATTGCTGCCGGATACGATATGCTGAAAGCAAAGAATCTTGAGACGTGGGCGGCGAATCAAAGATTGATGCAAGACGTTTTCGATCCATTAGGAAAGTCGGCTTCTGGTGTGGCTGGCACAGGACGAGTTGTAACCGCTGCAAAAGACCCGGATGCGGCTAAAGCGGTACAGATGCAGCAGACATTGGATCGGGCCAAATTACTATCGGCAGAGTATATTCGTCAGAATGAATTAGCATTAAAACAGGTTACGACTCGCGCTGAAATAGCGGTCTACGCGCAACGCGAACAGAAAGTAAGGATGGACGTTCTCAATGTAGAGCAACAACTTAGCAACCAGATAGCACAGATTACATTAAAGATTCTTGATGCTCGCATTATGGGCAACGAGAAGTTGGCTGTAGTCCTAGAGCAACAGCGAGACATTATCCAAGAACAGGGGAAGATGTACGTCGAGCAGACTGAATCCACGATCCGCAGCATAAATGCTCAACAGTATTCATTTACTTTTGGTTGGGAGAAATCTTTTAACCAGTTCAATGATGACGCTATGAACTATAGCAAGATGGGTGAGGGTGCTTTTAGTATGTTCACCAATACTATTGGATCGGCCATAGATCAGTTCGCAGAGAATGGAACCAAATCATTCGGCAAATTTACGCTAAGTATTATAGCTGACATAGCTAAAATGATCGCTAAGTTCTACGCGATGCAGCTTGCAATGATGGCGGTAGGATTTATTACGAGTGCCTTTGGTGGGATGGGGAAGGGTGGCTCAATGAAGGGCGGTTTTATGCCTTCTGGGATGACTGGCACTGGATTTGCAGCAGAAGGCGGAGAGATCGGCGGCCCCACGATAGTTGGAGAGAAAGGCCCAGAACTTTTTATTCCATCAGGAAGGGGGAATGTCATACCGAACAATAGACTGTCGGATGCTCTCAGCCCTAGCACTCAACCATCGGTTGTATATAATGGCCCGTACATCGCGCAAATGTCAGCCATAGACACCCAATCAGCACTTCAGTTCCTATCGAAAAACAAAATGGGTGTATGGGCGGCGAATCAATCCGCGAACCGATCCGTTCCAGTGAACAGGTAAACTATGAGCCTTAATACGATCTTAATTAATAGCGAGTCGGTAGGGATCAACGACCATCGCTTTGTCGGTCAAGTAGTCAGCCGGAATCAGAGAATAGCGACCGCAGAGATTGTAACGGTCGTTCCTTTCGCGTTCGAGATGAAGCCGCATAACTATTTGAAATACAGCCAAAGCAGAGGGCTTCTTAATTCCCTACGAATTCCTGATAAGTCTTTAGAGCAATACTTGAATTTTGGTGCTACTGGATGGGTCAACTACATAGCATATCAGGGCGACATGAGTTCTGGCTCTATCGAATTATGCGAATGGCAGATAGCGTCAGCAGCAAAGGTTCTGGTTCTTGGTTCGCTTCCCAGTATTGGCGCCGGACTCTATATAGTTAAAGCCGGAGACTTCTGTCAGGTTGGTAGATATTCCTACATCGCCACAGCAGACGTAGTTAGAGGCTCTGGGCTGACCGTTAACATTCCAGTCCACCGTAACCTAATCACAGAACTTGTTAGCCCCGTGGCGGCGGTTATAGGGCAGTATGGAACAACGGTAGCAATGGGAGGCGATTCTTATACGGGCTGCACCTTCCCGGTTATTCTTCGGGACTATCCCGCCTACACCTTAATTCCGATGCAGAATGATTCTTTTATAAATTGGCAGGGAACATTCAAAGCGTTTGAGGCAGTCCTATGAATGTTATCCCACCCGTTGACGGCACTAATAACATTCGCTATGCAGACTTTCTTCGGATCACTACGCCGGAGGAGGTTTTTTTAATATCATCAGCCCCGTCGACACTTACCATTCCAGCAGTAGACGCGCAACCATTCTCTGGTCTAGGGGTGTTATTAAAAGCGGGGGATGCCATTAGAGACATAAAATCTACTGCGAACGAGACTACATTCTCTTTTGCTGGAATTGATACGGCGTTTCTAGGCTTCGTATTAAGTAAGAATATAAAGGGTTCGCAGATCGAGGCGTGGAAAGGTTTTTTCGGCACTGATGGAGTGCTACTTACTGCTGGCGGCACTGGTGGGCTATATCAATATTTTAACGGATATATAACTAGCTTCACTATTTCCGAGGAGTGGATAGAAGAAGCTAGGTCGTATATTGGCGTTATAACCGTATCAGCCTCATCAATTCAAATGATTTTGCAGAATAGAACCGCTGGAAGATATACCAATGACAATGCGTGGCAATTTTTCGCCCCGGGTGACACAAGCATGAATAGGGTGGCTTTCATAACCACTATTAATTATAACTTCGGCAAAGATGCTCTAGCCACATCGTGATAAGAAAATCTAATAAATTTGATAAAGCCGATGTTATTGAAATGATGCGAATGTTCAAGACGGAAAGCGACATTGAATTTCTTAGGGTATTAGAGAACCCAGACTGGTGGGGTCAGTTATTTGACACCATTAATTCTGGACTAGGAGTGGTTTTTATAGAGCCGGGGAAGGGGTTGATAATGGGGATGATAGTCCCTTCTTTATGGTGTAATAAGACGTTTGGACTGCATGAATTGGCGTGGTATGTGAAGCCGGAATATAGGAAGTCTACGGTAGGCTATAGGCTCTTTAAGGAATTTGTGAACTACGGAAACCAATTAAAAGACGAAGGTAGGATAACTTTTTTTGTAATGGGGAAGCTGCACAACAGTCCCAATTTGAATTATGAAAAATATGGCTTTAAGAAAATGGAAGAAACGTGGATAAAAGAACTTTCATAAATAAAAGAACGTGGGTACTTTTTGTCGGGCTAAGTACGCTGACATTCACAGGTCAGGCTTATGCCTTCGTTGCTACACTAGCGACCTTTCTTGCACTGACGTTCACAATATCAATGGCTGTAGCCACCACCATATCTGTTGCAATCAGTATGGTTGTATCAATGGCTATATCTTTCGCAATCTCAGCGGTTATAGGTGGCCCGAACGCTCCCGGTGGTGGTGGGGAGCAGCGCGATCCGGGAAACAGAACCCAGATACCTCCGGCTACATCTAA